CGTGCGGGTTGATTGATGGTTCGCCCTTTTTTGTCCGTACCGACAAAGCCAAACTCAAGCCGAGCCGCGTATGGCACGATCCGGTTGTCAGGCCCAACGCGACACAACGGCTTTGGCCCTGTGGCTTGTCGGGTGTCAACTTGGATACTTCGCTGCAAATCACCTCGAAAGTTGAATGGCGGTTCAGGAGCCGTCGAGCCACTTACCCATCGACCATTTTTTCTTGCCGACCGCCCACGGTTGACTAATTGCTTTGCGACTTTTTGAATGTGAAACGCAGCGGCTTGGACAGCATCGGCAGCCATCGCTTCACCCAAACGCTTGCCCAAGTTGACGTTGAATTCGTGGCTCATGCTACCGCCGTTGAGTCCTCTGTACAGTCAACCACAACGTGAGCCAACGAGGCAGCACCAGAGAACATGCCGGGCTTGATCACGCCGACCACTTCCAGGAACCGCACGCTGCTGTCTGCTGGATCAGTGAACTTCAGTCGGTTGGTTGGTGCGATGGTCACGCCTGCATCGAAGTACACGCGGTGCGTGATCACCAGTTCGTCACGACCGGCTTGCAGTGGCTCCGACGCACCGGCTGGCTGAATGAACCCGGTGACGGTTGAACCGTCCGAGTACGTCAGCACCGGAAAGCCTGACGCATCGTTCGCGGTTCCGGCGGTCTGAATGGTGATTGACACGCCATGCTTGGTGATGAGTTCCGTGACGCTCATGACTTCCGATCTACGAATTGTGCCAACAGTTCACGGATACGGTCAGACGAGCGGATCGGGTCTGCTGCACGGGTGTACGAGTATGAGCCGATTGACTCAGACTGCATGGTTGGGTTCTCGGCTTTGTTGCTGTAGGCGTACTGCACCAACTCAATGCAGGCTTGTGCAAGATCAGCAGGTATCTCGCTCAGGCCGTCAAAGCCTGCGTCATACTCGACGAGGATGCCACCAAAGGTGTGAGGGAATGGCAGCCCTGCGTCAGTGGCTTTGCCGAAGAACAGCATGTCGGCGGAATCCACAAACTCAAGCGTGGCACGATCATCATGCACGCGGTACGGGATATCGTCGCGGTCAGGGAACTCAACCTGTGCAGTCGAGAGCATGACGTTCACGCCGCCTTGGCGAAACAGGTCAATGCTCAAGCAGTTGGTTGACAAGGTTGCATCAAAGCCAGACACAGCGTTGATGGCATCGACAAGGCCCGAAGCCGTGTCGTTGTTGCCAGACGTAAACACTAAGTTGCTTGTCGTCTTCGTGCCGTCGGATTGGTGACGGGTCAGAACTAAGCGGTCGCTACGAACCTCGACAACTGCACGCAAGTCGCTGGCGGTGTCGCTGCTGACACTAAAGGCAATCTTGTTGCCGATGGCAACGCGGCTGATTCCGATGACTGGGTAGTTGCGAAGACGCAACCGTCGTTGCCCGGAGCCGTTGTATGACTCGCGGTATGACTGCTTTCTGAAGTTGCGGTCGCAATACCGCTCGATGCGGGTTGACTCTGCGTTGATCAATCGTTCGATCAGGGCATCATCGCCGGATGTGCCAACCCCCATGTACGCCTTTGCATCGGCCAAAGATACGAGTGCGTTGTCAGCCAGAGCCATCAGCAGTCTCCTTTTCCCCCCTCAGCCCGGCAGCCACGAACGGACTGCCGGGCCTTTGAGAGGAAGGTCACGGATTGTGAATGATCAGATGATCACGCGGCCTTGCCAGTCGGCAGAAGCAGCGGTGATTGGTCGCTGATCGTTGAGAGTAAACGCTGCAACATAGTTGCTGGACGAGGCAGGCCCGTCAAAGGAGATGGTGATGTAGCGCTTGCGACCGCGAAGGTCAACGAAGTACAAAGCACAGCCATCATCAGCGGCAACGTTGGTTGGAGAGGTGACGGTGCTGGACAAGTCAGTGCCGGAGATGTCGGCTTGACCGGAACCAGAAGCGTCGGACTCTTGCAACTTCAGTGCTGCCATAGCGCCATCAGAACCACCAGAGGTGAAGAACTGAATGACAAGATAGTCAGCGTTCAGGGTGTCAATCTCCTTGGTCGCTGCCGAAGCATCGGACTCGGAGAAGTGTTTGAAAGTGATGTCTTGAAGGGAGATCATTTGTGTGTCAGCCTTTCAATTAGGAAGCAGCCGTCTTGAGGGCAACGATAGCACCGGCGGTGCTGCTGTCGCCAACATCGTGGCAGTTGATGTCAAAGCGAGTGGTTCCTCGAACACCGATTTGGTCGGCCTCGAAGAAGCGATCTTCGCTCACGGCAATCTCGGTAGGCCGACGGTCGCCCATCGTTGCACCAAGTTCGAGTGCGCCAAAGTACGCACAGATTTGAGAGTTGGCTTCAGTCTTAGGCAAGACATCAGCAAGCACGACTTCGTAGCCGAACAAGGAAGGCACAGCCACGCCACCAGCGAGGGTGAGGTTGGTGTTGCCGCCAGCGTCAGCGAGAAGATCCAGAACCACGGTGTGGTAGAACTGGGTGGACATGTACCACTTTGGAGTGCCTTGCGAGAAGACGTACTCAGGGGCCAGACCAACAGTGCCGGTGAAGTCAGCAAGCGTCAACTCAGAGTAAGCGTTGCCGGAGCCGGTCTTCTGACCAGCGGAGCCAACAGCGTTCTTGAGTCCGACGATGCCGCCGTTGCTTGAAGTGCCATCACCGTTGAAGCCTGCTTCGTCTTCTGCGTTTGCAAAAGCACGGGCAACTTCACCAGCCAAGAAGTCGCCAAGATTCACAACGGAATCTTCAGCCAACTCACGGCTGTACTTGGTCAAGGTGGCAGCCTTGCGGGCAACCAGGGACACTTGATCGAATGAAGCATCGGTCTCGCTGATCGAGGAACCTTCACCAACGAACGAAGCGGTCAGGCCGCCAGCAATTCGGTTGATGAGCAAGGTGTCTCGGCTCATGTTGAGAACACGGGTGTTTGCACGGAACTTGCCGAACTGAGCGCGCAAGTCAATGATTGCTTGCTCCAGTTCGTCAGGAACCAAGAAGCCGCCGAGCGAGTTGTTGACTTCGCCGTGCGCCTTAGCACCGTAGCGATCCGAGACCCACTGTTGAGCGGACTTGTTGCCCATTGAACCCAAGAAGAACTGACCAAGACCGTGGGCGGTTTCGGCGTCTTTGAGGTGCTTGAGATTGCCTTGAAGAGCAGGAGCAGTCACGACAGGCGTGGCAGCGGCAACACGACGGCGGCCTTCTGCTGCTTGCTTCTTGACGAGATCAGCGACAAGAGCGACAGCGGACTTGGCAGCCTTGTCTTCTTCTTTGTCGTCTTCCATTTTGGTTGAAGCCTTCTCGACTTCTTCCTCAACCTCAGCACGCACAGCGTCGGCCTCGTCTTCCATTTCCATGGCAGCCATGAGTTCGGCGATGGTCATATCTGGCTTGAGGTCAACCATCATTTTCTTTCGGATATCTTCCGACATGGTTTTTTCCTTTGTTTCAGAATCAATAGAACTTCGCTCTGGCTGAGTCGCCGATGCCTGCTCTGCTTCTCCAACTGCCTGCCGACAGTTGACGCTCTCAGGGGTCTCGCACGATGCCTGCGAACAATTACATACATCGGCTACGTCGCCGGTGTCATTAAGTTGCTTGGTGACTTGCACGGCAATGGCGTCTTCGTTCATGGGCAAGGGTGCAACGCTGTACTCCAGCATGCGTGACTTGCTCACGATTCGCTTGATGTCATCACGACCGTATCGGTCAAAGTCTTTCTTGGTGGGCTGACGCACCTGGGTGTACGCAAAGCCAATGCTGAACGCCTTCACGATCGGCGGATCAGAGGCGAACATGGCGAACACCTCATCAGGCAGCCACTTGCCTTCGTAGCCCTCGGGCCGCTCAGGGAACTGCGTGACCGCCATGATGCCACGATCCGTATGCTTGATGCTTGTGCAGACTCCGCAGGGTGCTGCGTAGTCGTGGTTATAGAACACCGTGCCAGTCTTCTTGAAGCGTGAGAAGTCGATGCCCTCGGGCACGACCACTTCGCCTTCTTCGTCCACGCGATCCGTGGTGATGTACGCCAGCACGCTGCGCTTTGGCTGGTCAATCTCGATGTTCTTGATCGACAGTTCACGCCAGACGGTTGGCACGTCAGACTTTAACCCGTATTCGGTTGGGTTCAGTTCGTTCATCAGTCAGTATCTCCAAGGACGGGGATGATGTCGCACCGGCAGTTGGGGTGAAGTGGCGCACCTTGCACATCGCCATATCGGACGGAATAGGTGCCTCCTCCAGCCGAGATGGTGTCACCGTTCTTCCAGAATGGTTCGCTGAGGGCAAAGACCTTTGACGTTCCCTTGCGTGCAGTCTCACGACAGAACGGGCAAGCACCTGCGGCAAGTTGCCACTGCTTGCCGCGAACCACACCAGACTCCTCCCACCCAAGCCGCTCGCCTTCCACGAACGCGCGGGCAGTCTCAGTGCGTGCCACCACGGTCGCCCGCTCAGGGCTGAAGGCGTAGTCTTGGCTGATCTGGTCAGCAATCTCTTGAACGCTACGTCGCTCCTCAAGACCGCGAGCAATGATGGTGCGTGCCCTACGCAAAGAAGCCGCAGATGCCTCTGAGGCAAACTGATCTGAGTACGTTGCAGCAAACTCTGCGACCTTTGGGTTCTCTACGTCAAACGATCCAGCAACGCCGACCTCGTTTGTGCCGAAGGTGCTACCCGATGCGGTTGCCTCAGCCA